TCCTCAACATATACAAATAAATGGCAACAACATTCGTAGAATACACTGGGGATGGTAATGCGACTAAGCAGTTTACCTTTCCTTCATATCAAGAATCTGATGTTAAAGTTCGTGTAGATGGCGTACTTAAAACAACAAGTACACACTACAACATTTCTAGCTACACTACTACAGGTGGTGGTAACGTAGTCTTTACATCAGGTAATATACCATCCAGTCCAGCTAAAATACGCATATATCGCGACACTAATGTAGAAGCAGCTAAGGCTACATATACACCGGGGTCATCCGTAAAAGCAGCTGACTTAAATAATAATCATACTCAGCTCTTATACAGAGCACAAGAAGAGCAAGTACCTAATCTTATACACTCGTGGGATATAGCCGATCAAGCTATAGAAACAAGCGACATAAAAGACGATGCTGTAACAGGTGATAAAATAGCAGACGATGCAGTTGACTCTGAACACATAGCAGCTGATTCTTTAGATACTGAGCACTACGCACCAAACTCAATAGACGCTACCGCTATTGGCCCAAATGCAGTTACAACAGTCAAGATACTAAATGACAATGTAACTATGGACAAGCTAGGTAGTGGTGCATTACCTACAGACATAACAGTCAATACTGATAACCTAGTTAACGGGACAATTCAAACAGTTGATATAGGTGCCGACCAAATAACTAATGCACTTATAGCTGACAATCAGATAGATTCTGAACATTATGTAGACGGGTCTATAGATCACGTCCACTTATCTAATGACTGTATAGATTCAGATAATATACAAGACAATGCTGTAAACTCTGAGCACTACATAGACGGCTCTATAGACAGGGTACATCTAGAAGCTGATATTATAGATAGTACAAAGCTAGCTGATGATTCCGTAGGCTCTGAACATATACAAGCTAATGCTGTTACTGATTCTGAAATAGCAACAGGCACATTAGATAATAGATATTACACAGAGACTGAGCTAGATGCTGGTCAGTTAGACAACAGATATTTTACAGAAACTGAACTTACTACAGGTGGAGCTTTAGACGGTAGATACTACACAGAGACAGAAGCTGAAGCTAAGTTCCTTAGACAGGACTCTAGCGAAACTATAGCTAGTGGTGTAGCTTGGTCTAACTCTGACGCATTTGTTGCTACTACAGCTGCTATCAATGCTCGCATTATTGACCTTATAGACGAGGTTGGAGGTTTTACAGCTATCGCTAATGAGACTAGCTTTCCTACAACTAACCCACAGGGAGCTACAGGTCAGTCAGCTATACTAAGTATACAGGCTGCAAGTACAACACTAACTCCTAGTGGTACAACAATTACCATAGCAAATGGTGCAGGGTCAGGTAACACTGTAACTATAACTGGTGCACCTACTATACCATCTGGTTTTGGTTTCTTAGTAGAGTCTACATCTACAACTCATACATATAGTTTTCATAGATTAGTACCTATAGCAACACAAGTTAATACTGTTGCTCAGAACATAACTAATATTGTACAAGCTGGTGCAAACGTAGTTGATATAAATAACTTTGCTGATATATACATTATATCTGGTAGTGAACCTACACAAAGAAATGATGGTACATCTTTACAAGAAGGTGACCTATGGTTTGATAGTTCTAACGACAACTTACAAGTTTATACTGGTAGTGCGTTTTCTATTATCACACCATCTCAGTCGGTTCTTGATGACGTAGCTATTGTATCTGGTGCTATAACATACTCAGAAGATTTAGGTCTTATTACTGATGCTGTATCTACAGGTAGTTCTAATGGTTCATTAGACATAGTTGCTGATGCTTTAGAAGACGAAAGAACATTTACTGTTACAGCAGCTACAGGTAAATTTATTATTGATGGTGTAGATAAGCCTGCACTAACACTACACAAAGGCTGGACATATACATTTGACGTAAGTGACGCATCGAACGCAAACCATCCACTACGCTTCTCAAGCGGCGGTAGTGCTTATAATACTGGTGTTACTGTTACTGGCACTCAGGGACAAGCTGGTGCAAAAGTCCAACTTGTAGTACCAGAATCACAGCCAACAACTTTTATATACTACTGTACAAACCACAGTGGTATGGGTAACTCAATAACTGTTGCAGAAGACCCAATTAAAGCTGTAGCTGATATTGCAGCTAATGTTGTAACTGTAGCTGGTATAGCTGGCAACGTAACAACAGTTGCAACTAATAACTCAAACGTAACCTCAGTCGCAAACAATGAAACAAACATTAACGCGGTACAAGCTAACGCTTCTAATATTAATGCTGCCGTTAGCAATGCTTCAAATATTAATGCTGCTGTTTCCAACGCTACAAACATTAATACAGTTTCCGGTTCTATAGGTGACGTTAACAGGTATGCAAATGAATACAAGATTTCTTCTTCAGCACCCGGAAGTCCTAGTGCTGGTGATTTATGGTTTGACACTTCTACTAACACGTTAAAAAACTACAACGGTTCTGCATGGTTAGGTATTACATCTAACTCTGGTATTCAAAACGTAGCTGACGACACTACACCAGAACTTGCTGCTGCATTAGATTGCAATAATTTCAATCTTACAGAAGTAGGAACTATAAGCGGAAACAATTTACAACTCGATTTCGGTACACTTTAAATGGCAAAACTATTAAAATTAAGACGTGGTACTACAACTCAGCACGGGTCATTTACTGGTGCTGAAGGCGAAGTAACTATAGATACCACAAAAGATACTGCTGTCGTACATGATGGTAGTACAGCAGGGGGAACACCTCTTGCGAAAGAAAATATGGACAATGTTTCTAGTACTAATATTGTCAATAGAATAAGCAACTCAGCTTTAGCTGGAGTCAAAGTTCAACCCAACTTTGGTTCACAAGATATAGAAACAACAGGTAATATTGATCTTTCTGATTCAACTGGTTCTGGTAATAACAGAATAAAACTTGGAACAGGAGATGATTTACAAATTTATCATGATGGTACAAATTCATATATTGATAATAACGCTGGAAATTTAATTATTGATGGTGGCATACATACACAATTTACTAATGTTCATGGTGAAGATACTGCAAAGTTTTTAGCAAACGGAGCAGCAGAATTATATTATGACAACAGTAAAAAGCTTGAAACACATACGAATGGAGTAGATATATTTGGCAGACTATTACTTGGAGATAGCTCTGGTGCAAACGATAACAGAATCAGACTTGGAGCAAGTGGGGATTTATCACTTTATCACGATGGAACCAATAGTCACATTAAAAACGCTACAGGAGCTCTATCAATAAAAGGGAGTCAAGTAAGTTTTGATAGTGCTGATGGCTCTGAGTATCAAATTAGAGCTGTAGAAAACGCACAGGTTGAGCTATATCACAATGGCAGTAAAAAGTTAGAAACACAAAGCGTAGGAATCCATGTAACAGGTGATATTTCACTTACTGGTGATTATTTAGCTGATGATAATGAAAAAATAAAATTTGGAGATAGTCTTGACCTACAAATTTATCACAGTGGTACTAATAGCATTATTAATAACACTACAGGAGAATTGCAGTTTCTTACTGATGCTGTTATGCGCTTAAATGCCACAGAGTATAAATTTAATAATGCAGCTAATAGTGAAAAAATTGCTGAATTTAATGCAGACGCAGATGTTGAGCTATATTACGACAACAGTAAAAAGTTTGAGACTACAAGTACTGGTATTGCCGTAACAGGAAATGTTGCCTGTGATGGAATTAGAATGGGCGATGGCGATGAGATTCGTTTAGGTAGTTCTGACGATTTAAAAATTTTTCACGATGGCAACAACAGCGTGATTCGTGAAAATGGAGCAGGTGATTTATATTTACAAAATGGAACTAGCAATATATTAAGGATTCACTCTAGTGGAACATCAATTACAGGAAACCTAGATGTTTCTAGTGGTGTTGACGTAACAGGAAACATCACAGTTACAGGAACAGTTGACGGTAGAGACGTAGCATCTGACGGTAGTAAATTAGATACCTATCAAGCGAACGGAAGTAGTTATTTAAGATCAGATACAGCCGATACATCTTCTGGAGACATCACATTCCAAGGTGGTGCTGGTGCTATAACTCTATCTGCTGGTAGTGATATTAGAATGTCTAACGGTAACTGGACAGGAGATTATGGTGCCAAAATTCAACACCATGATAATCATTTATATGTTCAATATGGTAGTGGTAATTTTATTGTTAGAAACCCATCCGGTAATAATAGACTTACTTTAGACCAAAGTGGTAACTTAACTGCTGTTGGTAACGTAACAGCTTACTCTGACGCAAGATTAAAAACAAACGTAAATACTATTAATGATGCTTTAAGTATTGTTGGTAAATTACGTGGTGTTAGTTTTGACTGGAAAGAAACTGGTAAACGTTCTATTGGTGTTATTGCACAAGAAGTAGAACAGGTAATACCAGAAGTAGTTTTAAATACTGTAGAAACTGATCCTACTACAGGAAAAACAACAGAAGTCAAATCAGTTGACTACGGAAAAATAGTAGGCGTACTTATAAACGCAATAAACGAACTTAAAGCAGAAATAGATGAATTAAAAGGAGGTAAGTAATGGCTTTACAAACTTCAGGTGCTATTTCTTTAAATGACGTTGCTGGAGAGTTTGGTGGTTCTACACCTCACTCTCTTTCTGAATACTACGGAGTTGCAACAGGAGTACCCGGTTCTGGAACTATAAGCCTTAGTGACTTTTATGGTACAGCTAATGCTTATTCTATTGAGTACTTAGTTGTAGCTGGTGGAGGAGCTGGAGTAGGTTCTGGTTGGTCAAGTATTAGCTGCGGTGGTGGCGGTGCTGGCGGTATGATTGCATCTTCAATGTCAATAGTTGCTGGAACTTCTGTATCAGTAACAGTAGGTAGCGGTGGAAATGCTGGTGGCTACGTACACCCCTGTCATTCTGGTAGAGGTGGCAATGGTAGTGGCTCTAATTTCGGTAACTACACATCAACTACCGGAGGTGGTGGCGGTGGTCAAAACCAAAACGGTGCTTCCGGAGGTTCCGGAGGTGGTGGTGGCGGACACTCCTGTTACAACGGCTCTAATAAAAGTGGAGGAAGTGGTATAAGTGGTCAAGGAAACTCTGGTGGTTATGGATATAATCGTGGTGCCGGAGGCGGTGGCGGTAAAGGCGGTGCCGGTGGTAATAAAAATGGTTACGGTGGCGGTGGAGGCGGAAGTGGCTCTAGCTGGCTAAACGGAACCACATATGCTGCTGGAGGTAATGCTGCTTCTAACGCTGCTGCTGGTGGTAGCAATACTGGTAATGGCGGTAGAGGTAGAACTGGTAACTATGGTTCTGGTGGTAACGGTGGTAGCGGTATTGTTATTGTTCGTTATGCCGGTGGAACTAGAGGTTCAGGCGGTTCAGTAACTAGCTCTGGCGGTTATACCTATCATACCTTTACAAGTTCTGGTACATATACGGCTTAAGATTATGCACTTTGCAAAAGTAAAAAACAACATAGTTGAACAAGTTATTGTTGCAGAGCAAGAGTTTATAGATACCCTACCTAAAGAGGAAGGGGTATCTTGGCTTCAAACTTCGTACAATACTTTACAGGGAAAACATTATGACCCTGAAACAAAACAAGAGGATGATAAACCACCTCTTAGAGGAAATTATGCAGGCAGAGGTTATATATATGACCCAACATTAGATGTTTTTGCACCTCCACAACCATATCCGAGTTGGAAATTAGACGCTAATGGTGTGTGGCAACCTCCTCATAAAAATGGTTTAATTGGAGTAGTTGCTCCCGAACAAGCTACTGATGCTTCTTTCCATGAAGGAGTAGATAATAAGTGGAGTTTATGGGATGAAGATGCCTACAACTTAGATAACACTAAAGGTTGGGGTAAGCACGAACACGATCACGAAGGACACCATCCAGAATAAATGAAAAATACACCCAATTTTATAGAAATATATGATAATGTTTTATCACACGAACAATGCCGACAGATTATAACTGAATTTGAGTTAGATAAAATAAGTCAAGAGGCTGGTAAATGTGGTGATGGCGTTAAAAAAGATATTAAAAATTCTACAGACATAATTCACATAATATATGATGGCTCTTTAGCCTCATCAATTATTAATTCTACTATTGGCAAACCTTTAGATGATTACAAAAAAAAATATCCAGAAATTGATAAGATAGCTACTTGGTGTTTTCACCCTGATTACCATATACAACGATACAGGCCAAATGAAGGTTATTATGAACCTCATTGTGAAGTAATGGGGCCCGGACAATCTCCTCATCGTGTTCTTGTCTGGATGTATTATTTAAACGATGTTAACAATGGTGGAACAAGATTTACTAATTTTGATATTGACATTGAAGCTAAAGAAGGAAGATTAGTTCTTTGGGCTCCATATTGGACTCATATTCATCATGGAATTGTAAGTAGCACTAAAACAAAATATATAGCTACTGGTTGGTACAGTTTTGTAGAACAATGTCAATAAATATTTTATCCAATCCCTGTTCTATTGCATATGGACATATAAAAAATGTTTTTTTGTCAGGTAATTTTCCTTGGAATTATTATGATTCAGAAGTAGGAGTACCTTACTATGGACATATTTTATTAAACAGACCAGAAATTAATAAATACTCTTCAGTACATTCAGAATATTTAGATCAAGTAGTATTTGTTGTTGATGAAATACTAAAGCATAACAACTTTACTAAAGATTATTTTTTTCTAAGAAGTGCAGTTAATTGTACTCATGCTGATGGGACTCTTCTGCACTCACAAAAACATGAAGATCATCATTTTCCTCATAAAAATATACTTTTATATTTAACTGATACTGGGGGTAAAACTTTTGTAGAAGAAGAATACCATGACCCAAAAGAAGATGATGTAATCATGTTTTCTGGTAATCATTGGGCTGAACTACCTAAATCTGGTAGACGTGTAGTTATAGTAAATACTATATACACTTTTTAAAAACATTCACATTTTAATTATGTCAATTACAAAAACTTGGGAAATAAACACCCTAGAAAGAGAACTAGCTGATGGCTACGTTAAAAAAGTTATCTATCGTGTAAAAGGTATGGACGGTAGTGAAGAAAAACTTAGAGCAACTGGAGAGGTAGAACTTGAAAAGCCAGAAACTCTTATACCTTACGAAGATCTAACTGAGTCAACAGTACTCGGCTGGGTCAAAGCAAAACTAGGAACTGATGAAGTAGCTCGTGTAGAGAAGTGGTTAGAAGATGAAATAGCACTTATCAACACACCAGTTACAGCAGAAGGTAAGCCTTGGTAGAGTTACCCACAATAAAGTTGCCACCCACTTTTAATGTGCAAACCCCTTCTTTACCTCTCCCTACAGCAGATGTTCCCTCATATCAACCTTTGGTCGTACCTCCGAGCGATTTACGAAGACCCGAAGGTACAAAGGAGGTACAAACAGAAGAAAACCCACCCCCAAAAATACACTTTCCACCTTTACCTAGCATCCCTTTACCGTCGCAAGAAGTTCTAGTTGCTGCGTCTGTTACTGCTGTAACGGCTGTGGCAGCTGCGACTGCTACACAACCTGTAATCAATGCGTTAAAGGATAGAATACAAAAGTTCTTACAAGGCAAGATAAACAAATGGAAACAAAACCGCCAGAAAAGAAAGGCATGCTCAGAAAAATCAAAGAAAATATAGATGACCATGATGAACAGATGGCAGTTCTAGGTGCAATCGTGCGTCTAGGTGTAGTCATTTGGTCTGGGTTTATAATTACACTAAACTATGTAGAGCTACCTATGGTCAAAAAGACTGGAGCATCGTCCGATATCACGTTCGTTGCCTCAATCTTTACTGGAGCCCTAGCAACATTTGGGCTGTCTACAGGTAGAACAAAAGGCGAAAAAGACAAACAACCAAAAGTATGAAAAAACTAATCATACTCTTAGCCCTG